AAATAGTAATAGAAAGTAAATAGTGGTCTTTATGGATCACAGAAAGTAATTAGAGGTTTAACTTAAATGTTAGAAAAACTTATAGAAAGTAGGAATGAGGAAAGAAAACTGCTTGATGAGTTGCTTGTTAAAGTTGAAAAAGAGGAAAGAACTGAACTAAGCGATGATGAAAATGCAGAATTTGATACTCGTTCTGAAAAAATTAAAGCCCTTGATGAAAGAATTGTAGAACTAGAGGAATTAGCCGAAAGAGATGCAAAAATTGAGGAAAGCAGAGAACTACTAGAAGTTAAAGAGGAAACTGTTGCACCTGTCGTTACTGAAATGAAAGAACAAGGGGTTTATGAAAATCCACAAAGGTCTTTCCTTTCAGATGCTTATAATGCAGAATTTAATGGCGATGTAGAGGCAAGAGAAAGAATTAACTACTCACAAAGACAGGAAACTGAAAGCAGAGATGTTTCAACTTCCAACTTTGCAGGGTTGGTTATTCCTCAATATCTAGTAGATCAAACAGCAGAGAATTTGAAAGCAGGTAGTCCATTTTATAATGCGTTACCTAAATATCAATTACCTGATGATGGTATGACAATGCACATCAGCAGAGTAACCACAGGAACAGCAGTTGGTGCACAAAGTGCAGAAAATTCAGCAGTATCAGAAACAGATATTGATGACACCGACTACACCTTTCCTGTATGTACTTATGCAGGTGCGCAAGATGTTTCAAAACAAGCTATTGATCGTGGAACAGGTACAGAGGATGTCTTGATGGCAGATCTCATTGGTGCTTATTACACATCAGTTGATGATGCTTGTATAAATGGCGATGAAAGCTCAGGAACATTAAAAGGACTTAAAAACATATCAGGGATAACATCTACCACATGGACAGATGGTAGCCCTACATCAGCAGAATGTGTACAAAAGTTTGCTAAGTTGATTAGCGACTTTACATCAAGCAGGTATGCAAGTCCTGATTTGATAATAATGCACCCTCGTAGATGGTCTTACCTTGTTGGTGGATTAGATGGTAATTCAAGACCATTTGTCCTACCAATGGGAAATAACCCATCCAACGCAGTTGGTATTGGTGCAATCGGATATTCAGCAGTAGGTACTTTATTTGGTATCCCTGTTGTAACTGATGCAAACATACAAACTGATGCAGGATCAGGTAACGATGAGGACAATGCTTTTGCTGTTAAGACAGCAGACCTACCATTTTTTGAAAGTGCATCAGCACCTTTCAGATTAAGGTTTGAGGCAACAGCACCGAAATCACTTCAAATAACAGTAGTTGTATTCAACTATGTTGCTTTTGGTGCAGGGAAACAACCTGCATCTATCGCTATGTTAAGTGGTACAGGTATGAATGGTGTTTTATAACACTTGATTTTTTATGTGCAGTAGTCATTAGGATTACTGCACATAATGCAAGTAAGGAACATTATGGCAAAAAAAGCAAAAGAAATTAATCAAAATCTAATAGATGGATACGAAAGCGAACTAAAGTCTGCGATCCAACAAAAGCGACCTAAGAAATATATTGATGATATAAAGAAAGCATTGAAAGATGCAGGTGGCAAAGTAGAGATTGAAACAGCAGATAAGAAAGTTAAAGCTGAAACAACATCTAAAAAAATAAAGTAGTTAGCTAGATAGTCATGGCAGATTATATTACATCTAATAACTTTAAGACCTTGAATAATATACCGACTAGCGATAGTCAAGATGATACTGCAATTAATATTGCTATTTCATCAGCGAGTAGAGCTATTGATGCGTATTGTGGTCGTAGGTTTTATGTGGATGGAAGTGTTTCCACCCATGACTATCAAGCTATCAACAAAGATTGGTTGTATGTAGATGACTTTTCTACAACCACAGGTCTTGTTGTCAAATTTGATACAGGCGATAATGGAACTTTTGATAAGACAGTTGATACTTCCGATTATGTTCCAATGCCTTTCAATCAGATTATTGGGGGGATAGAGAGTTGTGCCTATTACATAATAAGAATGGTTGATGATGATTTTCCTACCACAGGGGGTAGAGCAAGAGTACAATTAACTGCAAAATGGGGGTGGGCAACTACACCTGATGCAATTACACAGGCAACTTATTTATTAGCATCAGAATACTTTTTTGCAAAGAACGCACCATTTGGAATTGCAGGAATTAGTGAGGCAGGTTATTCAATTACTACAAGGAATAGCCCAATGGTTAAAAGGTTGATTGATCCTTTCAAAAAAGGAAATCAATATGGGGTGTATTAAATGAATGTAAAGTTAGATGCAAAAGCAATCGGTGGTGTATTGAGTGCCTTAATGATCTCATTAATTAGTTGGTTATTTAGATCGGTGCAAAATTTAACAAATGAGGTAAGTGTACTAAAAGCACAGATCATTAATAGTGAAACAAGATTGAACGATGTATTAAGTATAATTTCAGGAATTGATGACAGCATTACAGAAATCATTTGGAAAATTGGGGGATAACATGGATTGTTGTGGCGATTGCAACTGTGTTGGTAGATAATGTCTACAATTAGTGCAGTAGCAGATGCGTTGGAAACAACGATTGAAAATGTATCCAATTTAAGAGTGTATTCAGAACTAGAGGATATAGTTAATCCCCCTGCTTGTGTAATCAGCTTTCAAGGAATTGAGTTTGATACAGCAATGCAAAGAGGATTAGATACAATGAGCTTTGATCTTTTAGTGATTGTTCAAAGGTCTAACATTAGAACAGCAGTTGATAAGATAGAGGAATATCTAACAGGAAGTGGATCAAGCTCAATTAGACAAACAATATTCAACGCACCAACTCTAGGACTTAGCGATAGTAACGCAAGGTGCGTTAATGTTAGTAGTGCAGAGAATATGTCTGTGAATGGTGTTGATTGTCTTGGGGCAACAATGTCTGTTCAGGTTTATACAAAAGGAAGTGCATAGATGAAATTTGAAGTAATAGGAAATCATAAAGTAATGGGTGCTGATAAAGGCGACATTATAGAAATACATGATGATAAATTAATTGAAACATTAACAGGTGGTGGACACATCAAAGCATACAAAGGAAAAAAACGAGCAAGAAATGACAAAGGTCATTTTATTGCTGATGATCCAAAGACAGAAAAAAACGAGGCATTTGAGGAATAATACATGGCAATTTTCGCATTAACAGATGGTCGTTGTTACATAGGTGGATATGACTTATCCGACCACATTGTAGGAATGAACTTAAATTTAACAAGTGAGGAATTAGATACTACAACTATAAATTCAGGGGGGTATAGATCAAGACAGGGTGGACTTCAAGATGCTCAATTTTCTGCAAATGGATACTATGAGGCAGGTGCTAATAAACCTGATGCTTTACTAGGTGCATCAACAGGATCGGAACACATTATTACAGTTATGGCAGATAGTGGTGCAGGGGATACATCTTATTTTTTCAAAGCCACACAGTTTGATTACACATTGCTTGGTGCTGTTGGGGAACTAACACCATTTAATATTTCAGCTAGTCAATCAGCAGATAAACCTGTTAAAGCTACACAGATGAACGATGATAGTGCAACCATTACTGCAACAGGAAATACAACAGGTAGGCAGTTAGGTGCAGTATCAGCAACGCAAAGTGTGTACGCATCTATTCATGTTTGGTCTGTTGCAGGAACTTCAACACCAACACTTACAGCTAAAATACAATCCGATGACAATTCAAGTTTTACAAGTGCAACAGACAGAATAACTATGTCATCAGCGACAGCAATTACATCTGAATATAAATCACAGGCAGGTGCAATTACAGATGACTATTGGCGAGTGAATTGGACAGTTTCAGGAACAAGTCCGATTTTTAAGGCAATAGTTAGCATCGGCATCGCTTAAAAACCCTTATACTTACTTGTCAAATTTCGTGGCAAGATTTCTTAAATCCTATAAACCCTAACTCTAATTTTCAAAATCAGCTCTAAAAAGCTCTTATTTGGACTTTGCCAAAATGCCAATTAGTAAAATGGGTACAGAAAGGATATTAATGGCACAATTAAAAATAACAGAAAGAGCAATTAAGTTAGGCATAGTAAAAGCAGAGGATGCTTATTACCTTAGTAATTGTATAGAGTGTGGCAAAGAAATTAAATACTCTTACTTTTCATTTGATGAAAATGGACAACCGACAGGCAAGTATGCACACATAACAGCATCAGGTCTGTGTTCAAACACTATTGATGGTTGTTGGGAAAAGAATAACCTATAACAAGATAAATAAAACTGCTGTGATATAAGGTCTAATTAATCTAAGCGAAAAAAGGATAAATATTATGGCAGTTTTTGCATTTACCGATGCAAGTGTAACCATTAACTCTGTAGACTTGTCGGATCATGTTAGATCTGTTTCATTGTCTTTAACAGCAGAGGAATTGGACACAACAGCAATGTCAAGTACAGGTTATCGTACTAGAGCAGGTGGGTTAAAAGATGGCTCATTAACTTTGGAATTTAACCAAGACTTTGCATCATCAGAGATTGATGCCACATTTAATGGCATTATAGGAACAGTAGTAGCTTTTGTTGTAAAGCCAACAAGTGGCTCTGTATCATCAACCAATCCATCTTATACAGGATCGGTATTGATTACAGAATATGCACCATTAGCAAATGCAGTAGGCGATTTGGCAACAGCATCTATGACATTTCCTACAAGTGGTGCTATTACAAGAGCCACGAGTTAATCATGGGAACTATGATTGTTACCATGTCAGATGGTACAAAAATAGAAGTTAAGATTACACCTAAGGACATCATTGACTTTGAAAGAAAATTTGATGTTCCTGTTTCAAAGTTACAAGTGGAACAAAGGTATGAATGGTTATTGTATCTTGCATGGTTATCAGCTAAACGAACTAATGGTATAACTGAAACTTATGACAAATGGATTGAATTGGTTGATGACCTTGATCTTACAACAGGATCAAGTGATAACCCAAAAGCACAAGCAGTTTCGTAAGTTTAGTTGCACAAATATCAGTAGCATTAGGTGTTTCGCCTAATGAGATATTGCGACTTGATTTAGATATGTTTGATGCTTTAGTGAGTGCATTAGAACAGAAATATGAAAGTAGTATGTGATGGCAGAAATAGAAATTGACACATCTGAATTGAGATTGTTACAAAGGCAACTCAAAGAATATGGGCAAAAAGATTTACAAAATACTATGACTAAAGTTAATAGATCAATTTCAGCAGAGGTCAGAGATGAGGCACGAAAAAGAGCAAGAAAGCAAAATGTACCTCTAGCAAAAAAAAGCTCTAAGGGAATTACATCAACTGCATCAAGAACAAAAGCAGGTATCACTATGACAAGAAATGACAGATACCCAACATTG